ATTCTTTGCGTGTATATCTTTTAAAAACTCTTTATATTGTTTCTTGTCTCCGTACTTAATATGGCATTCTCTACAACAACACATTAGGTTTTCTATTACGTCTGCCTTTTTAGTTCCCCCCATTCCCCTCGCTTCTATGTGATGTATGTCAGTTCCTACACCACCACAAACCTCACAAGGAACAAACGATGTAGCGTCATAGCCCATTCCTTGTAAGTAGATTTGCGTGTGTTTCTGCATACTTTCCCCATTAAATTTTCCGTTGATTAATAATTAAAAAATTTAACTATGCAAATTATTTTCCGTCTATTTCCTTTAGTTTGTTAATTGCCCATTCAATCCCACTCGTACCGCCCCACGCATCAAACATTAAACCGCCACAACCTTCGCTATATGGAACGTCTTTATGCTGCTGATGTCTTTTAAAGGAAGCCATACGAGCAATAGTGTCTCTGCTAATCGGCTCTCTGTTTGCTAACTGCCTTGCTCTTGCTTTGCCGGTTGCTTCTCCACATGAACCCCACCCGTGTTTCTCTACCCACTCCAAAGCTCTCTTTGCGTTATTAGTTGCTGATTCTGGGTAGTCGGTATAGCTATCTGCAAACTTGCCACCTGCAAGGATAGCCTTCCAAACCTGCATAGCTTTTTCTTCTGTATCGTACACGCAGCCGCCTTGTCCGATTTTCCATTTTCCTGAACTGCATCTTGTTACTGGCATAGTTTACTATAAATATACTTTCTGTCTAAATTTATCTCCCCAAAGTTATAGTTCTTTTTGCAGAACTCAAATAGTTTCTCTCCGCTTTCCTTTCGCATCTGCTCATCATTAACTAAATCTTTGATATGTTTATACCAATCCTTTTGACTTTTAACGTAATGCACCGGCATATATAGGTAAGGATTGACATAGCTAACAACGGCAGGGTTCTTTTTTGCAGCCGTTTCTAATACCTTTAAGTTTGACTTCATAGCGTTAAACTTGTTATCTACCAGAGGTATGATTGAAATGTCGCTATCTGTATAAGCCCCCATGTATTCTGTAACCTTTGCATAGTTGTAAATAGTAGGGTTAAGTTTTAGTCCACAAGTAAACGCATCAATCATTTTATCCCATATCGGCTTTTCGCCATCGTTGTACCCGGCTATCACAGTTCTTATATTCATACCTTGTAACCTTTTAAAAGGGTGTCTAATTAAATCAAGGTCTCGTTCGTGCGTTCCACTGCCGGACCAGAATAGTCTAACCTTGTCGCTATCTAACTTCTCATCTCTAAATTGCTCGTCTCCATAAGGTAAAGCATTTGGTAATATGTGAACGTTTTTACTGTATGTGCTTATCTCTGCTGCTAGTCTTTCGTGAGTGCACGTGCAGAGGTCTGCAACTTCTAAATAGTCAGTAATAAGTTTAGGTATGTTATTGAGCTTGTATCTTAAATACAACAAATGGCTTTCGCTAAGTTCCCAGTGGTCATCGTTATCGACTACCAGCTTAAAGCCGTACTTAGTGCGCCAAGCGTCCATTTGCTTTGCATCTATCTCGTTCAGCATTCTGTTCATTAGCACAATATCCCACCCCTGCTCTAATAACTCATCATTAAGTACGTCTGTGATAAGCGCGTACTCTTTTTCCATATGTACTATTGGCATCATTATCCTGTGGAAGCCTACACCTGAGTTAGCACTAGTTATACAAAGTATTCGCATCTTATATTCTTTTGGTTGTGATAGATGTCCTGATATTTATCCCATACGCTTTGCGCCCTTGCCAAGCTCTCGTCTTTCATTCGTCTATAATCTGTTCCGTTGCCTACATCGTGTCCGATGTGTTCTGACCTCATATCCGGCAGGTAGTAATTTGTAAAGCCTGTAATAGTTGCTCGTTCTCCGTAATCTCTATCCTGCATTCCGTAGGGGTCGTATTCTTCGTTGTAACCGCCTACCGCGTCTATAAGCTCACGAGTGATAAAGTTATCGCCAAAAGGTGTATGCGTTTTATGAACTCCGTCTACTATTGGTGGCAGTTCCTCTACACAATGTATTCCAATAATGCCAGTTTTTGACACACGTTGAGAAAACATAACCCATTTTGACAACCAATTCTCAGGTAATAAAATGTCATTAGCTAATAAACAAACCGCATCATAGTTTTGTGTTATCCTAAGTCCTGCGTTTACTCCGGCTGCTATGCCTCGCTTTTCTTTTGATAAGTCATACCCGGCAAACGGATATTTAAAATTCTCGTGCGTGTCGCTGCCGTTATCTATTAAGAAGCAGTCTGCGTTGTAACCTGAGTTGTAAAAGTTCTGGTTAATTACACGCTGCGTTAAGTCGTGCCTGTTTTGTGTAAGTAATAAAATAGCTACTTTCATTATCTTATATTTGAGCCGATTTCCCTTGCCGGAACTCCTGCATATTTAGTATTTGCTTTTGCTTCGCCTTTTACAAAGGCACTTGCGCCAATCATACAATTTTCTCCTACATTTGCAAACTGATGTAATACTGCGTTAAGTCCTATATTAGCACCATTGTCAATAATTGAATGCCCACCTATTTTTGCTCCGCAACTTATTGTTACATTATCTAAAATTGTGCAATCGTGTCCTATGTGTGCGTGTTTCATTATAAAACAATTATTGCCTATAAAGGTATCTATTTCGGTACCTGCATCTATTGTTACAAGACCTGTAATAACATTGTTATCGCCTATGTATACTTTGCCTTTTTCTTTATTCCAGAACTTTTTATGCTCTGCTTTGTCGCCAATAATACAATAAGCACCAATGTAGTTTCCTTCTCCGATAATTACGTTATCGCCAATGATAGCGGTGGGGTGGATAAAGTTAGCCATTCTTTTTTTTATTTTTGGGTTTAGGTTGTTCTTCGTACCAAGTATACAAGCGTTTAATCATATCGAAGATACAATTACCGCACCATACTGTTAATATGAAATCTGGACTCATATACTTGCGATAAATATGCTCGTACATTTTTAATATGTCTAAATCGATATTTCGCACATAACCATTTTGAACTGTATGCCAATTACCAACGTGGTCATCTAAAAATTTGCGGTGTTCTATTTCCATAAGTTCCACATTAGTTTTGAAAGTAAAGGTGCTGCAACTCCTGGTATAAATACAAACGCAATTATGTCGGTACATATTGCAGGTAGTAAATATAAAGCTAAACCTGTCCAAGCTGCTAAACAACTTGTGCAGCTAAAAGGCTTAAAATCTAATTTCCACTTCCTATGGAATTGGTGTACCTCTACAAAGAATATTGCAAAGCATATCGCTGCTATAATTATCATTTGCGTAATTGTTTTTTTAATTCACGTTTAGTTAGCTTAAGTTCCCTATGGATTGACATATACGGGATGCCTGTAACCCTGCTAAGTTCTTTAGCGTTGCAGTTGTGCTTAATTGCATACACTCTTAAAAGTTCCGCTTTGTACCAGTGCATTTTAGATAACTCATCTTCTACTTTGTTAAGTAAATCTTCGTCTCTATCGTGTACAATCAATTCTACTTCTAAAGGCTTTCGGTATGTGCGGTAAAATTGGCTTGTATTACTTTGCATCATATTAATCATTGTCCTTACCAAGTAGAACTTTAATACGTTACGGGTGCGCATATCAATTAAACGCTCCTCATCCATTTCGCATAGCACCTTAAATAATTCGCTTCTTAAATCTTCTCGTAAATCTTCAGGCTGCATTTTGTCTATTGCTTCCTTAAGTTCTCGGCTTTCCCAAAGTTCTAATATGATACTATTCTTGTTCATACTCCTTTAAGGTTAGTTTACCATTATCTTCGGTTGCTATATAACAAAAACAATTTGCCGTTTTTGCTAAGTTTAAAAATGCTATTTGGTAGCTGCTAAGTTTATCTCCAATGGCTTTTGTTTCGCAGTATACCGCTACTCCTGTTTGTGTGTGGAAGCCTACTACATCTGGAACTCCTTTAAGTCCTATAAACGTTCTGCCTCTAACCGCAAGATTGTTATTGCGCCATACAAAGCACCCGTTTTTATTTAAGGTCTTAATTGCTTCTTTGGTTAATTCGTTTGCGGTCATATTACAAAAATATACTAAGAAAATGAAACTTTACCAATTTTTATTTGTTCCTCAAAAAATAAAGCTACGGCTACGGCTCGTGCCTGGTTCTTTAGCCATTGCTCAGTCCATTCGTCTCGGTATTGTTTTGCGCTTATGATGTCCATTTTATTAGCTTTGTAGGTAATAATCTCCATAAGTTTCTTTTTAGCAACTGCTCCATCTTCTTTTGTCCATACCTTAATGCCAGAACTATTAAGCTTTGTAAATACGCTCAATGGATTAAACAACCTATCAAAAGTTCTATTTTCTAAAAGCTTATATTCTTGGTAAGAGTAATCAATTATCTCTAAATCGGTAAGGTGTGGGATTGCTTCTACTCTTTCCTGTGGCATCATTTTTCTTACTTCGTTTGCTTTTTTCTTGTACCTATCCATTACCTGACTAAAATATGCAGGACTGAAGTTCTGGTAGTGGTCGATAAAGTCATTGGCTACCATTTGCTTAAACGCTACTTTAACTTCGTTTATTGTAAAGCCTCCATACTCGGTTCTTATCCAATCCTCTAAGATTGCTAACTTAACTTCGCCAGGATTGTTAATACCTACAAGCTGCATCAAATAAATAAGATTTTGGTTAAATATGATAGAGTTTAGATTCCGGATTCTCTCCCCCGAAAATGCGGTCATAATCTCCTGCTCCGTAGGAAGTAGAGTAGATAAAGTTGTAATTTTTAAGGTTTTCGAGTTCGTGCTTATCAAGTTTGCGCTGATTGTTTGTAGTTCCTTTTGCATATTGTTTAGTGTTAGTTATCCAATTATTTGCTGCTGCTGACCAACTTTTCATAGGGTTCTTGCCTACTTTCCACCCGTTACTTTCGTAATAATTTACAAACTTTTCAGCTTCTATTTTAGCTAAATCTAAACTAATTTTATTAGCCATATATTCGTAAACTTGTTCAAAACTACATTTACTTTTATTATTAATTATATCTTTATTTGTATTTTCATTTACATTTTCCATATGAGAGTGCATATGAGGTTGCATATGCGTTTCATATGGTGCATCTTCTTTAGGTTTGTTTTTAGGTTTCATATTGTTTCGCCTTGACTCAGTAAAGGTTTTACGCTTTTCCTTCTCAACATCAAGCCTGACATTGTACCATAAACCTTCGTCATCTTGAATAAACTTGCATTTCACTTGCTCCCACAAGTGTCCTATCGTATGTTGTATCATATGAGTGTTCATATGACCACGATTAAACTGAAGCATAAGCAAGTCCATATATGCTCCTTTTTCCTCAAATGTCATTCCCATTGTGCCACTTACATAGTCGCCTGGGTAAAATAAAAATGCTGGGTCTTTTGCCATAAAAAAAATAAACCCCGATAGGTACGAACTATCAGGGTTATTATTATTTAACCACTAAACACATAGTCGGTTCGTACTTCGTCTATGCGTTTCTTATTATGCAAATATACACTAATTTTCAATAATTTCAATTTTTTGACAAATTCTTTTCATTTTGTCTTTAAACCAATCTTCC